GTGTATACAAGGGCAACCTAGATGACTTTGTTGAAGGTGCGACACACTACCATGCCTACTATGTGAATCCTAGTTGGGCTGAGACAAAGACTTATGTAACAAGAATAGATGACCACATATTTTATAGGTGGGATATTGAAAGGAGTAAGAAATGAATATAGGTGATATGCTATGCGATATGTATGACATTAAACAACAAGTTAAACAAGCTAAGTTATACGATAAACCAAAGGATAATGATGGCAGTAGTTTTACTGTTGGGGATTGTATTGATAATGTCATTGAACAATTAGAACAAAGGTATAATGTGATATGGGAGATTGAATAATGAACTTAATAGAACTTGAGAAACATATCAAAGAGCATAAAATTATAGAAGCTATCAAAGATGGTATAGCAGATGGCTTATTGCATGGCGAAAGAGATGACACTAAGACACATCATTACTACAAGATAGGCTATGACTATGGCGTTTACTTATATGGAGAACTTAAAATAGAGGAGAATAGCTAATGAATAGATTTATTATAGAAAAAACACCATTTGAGATATCTAAATCTCTATGTGACCAACACATAGTTAAGATGCCACTTGAAGAAGCACAGATGCTATGCACTACACTATGGCATCATGCACCACAGTATGCAGAGGAGCATGGGTTATACAAACCTGTGCATCAGAAGCATCCTTGCACACTATGGGCAATGGATAATAGATTGAACTATATCTTTGCTTTTTGTTTGTATGACTGTATGTTAAGTGAGTACAGTAGAAGATATAAAAAGATACATGGTGCAATCAAACACTTCACACCCCTATGGGAAGGTAGAAAGTTTGTACCTGATTGGAAGAACTTTTTAACACCACACCCACAATGCTTTAGTGGGCATGATGACTTGAAGACAGATGAGAGTTTTCCTATTGAAGCATACAGAGCATTTTATAAAGTTGACAAACTTAGATTTGCTAGGTATAAGTATACCAATAAACCACAATGGCTAGAAGGAGAAGTAGCATGAAAGTAAAACAGTTAATCAAAATAGCAGAAGCAATAGAGGGTAAACTACCTGCTGATATGCATGAGTTAGATGAGGTAGAACATCATTCTTTTCATAGAGATGAGCCTATAAAAATAGCTGACATGGATGTTGTATACTTAGTCAGAGCATTTAGACATCAAGACCGTATGTTGAATAGACAGGTAGGTACTACAGATACAGCACTCAAGATAGCTAAGGAACGTGATATGTGGAAAGAGAAAGCTATGAACATGGTTGAGAAAGAAACATATGAAAGAGTCAAGAATGCTCTAGCTGAAGTGAATAGGCAACCTCATGTAAAAGCTGAAGCCTACGATATAGCTTGGAAAAATGCAGAACATTGGCAAAAGTTATACATAGAAGCTACATCTAAGAAAGGTTGTAATTATGTATTCAGCGAGATACCTAACGACACAGATGGTCAAGAGTTTGTTGACACTATGAAGAAGTATCTTAACAAAGACTCATACAAGATGAGAGTACGAGGACAACATATCAAGGAAGAACTCAAAGGCACAGGTGCTACCTATTGGGGTCAAGGCTTGGATGAGTCATCTCATATGAGAGTTTACGTAGATGTTAAGAAATAAGCTTGACAAATTTTTATTAACCTTATATAAACAAGTATCACTAACCCAAAGCCACAAGTTGTGGCATAACTTTTGAAAGGAGACTAACAATGCCGTTAGATGGAATACAAGACAAATTAATTAACTTAAATGATAACTTAGATTTTAAAGTAGTATATGAGCCAACGAAGATGGAAGACCACAAGTACGTAGTCAGAGAGGATACAGGGGAATACTTAGGCATAGTTGGTAAAGGTTTTACCTGTGCATCTCACCCTGCTTTCTTTGGTGCTATGGAAGATGTCATACGAGACAACAGAGAACCTAGCGATTTATATGGAGCAAAGGTTACACTAAAGAGTGCAAGAAATAATGCTTGGTCACAGGTAGATATAACATTACCTAATGTATCACATGTAATTACAACACCTAAGCATCAAACAGTTATCAATGAGAGAATCATTGGACTACATGCCATAGATGGTTCAGCTTCTAACCAAGCACACTTCGGTGCAATAGATACTTACTGTTCTAATGGGCAGATTACAGGCGATTTCAGCACCATATATAAGAAGAACACATCAGGCTTTAACATAGAGACCTTTATATGGGAGTTGAAGAACTCAAAGAGTACATTTGATGCAAGACAAAGGTATCTACAATCAATGGCTGATACACCTCTCAACGTAGATGGCAAAACTTTACTTGAAAGTATCATCAAATCAGAAACATTAGCTAAAAAAATGTACGAGTTGTGTTGTCAAGAGATTTCTAAAAGAGGCAAAAATGTGTTCGCTTTATACTCTGCATTTACTAACTATGCATCTTATGCAGATGAGAGAAATGGTTTTTCATTACGTAATACAGGCAAGGATACTGTTGCACAATCCATGTGGGCAAGAGAACAAAAAGTAGCACAATGGATAGCATCACCTCAGTTCAAATCATTGATGGCAGCTTAAAATGAAAGTGAAAACTTTGATACAGGACTACTATTTATCCTTTGAATACAACAACTTACGTGAAGAAACTAAAGCACAATATAAATACTTTTTAGATGTGTTTGCTAATACTTCCGTAGATAAAAATAAAAAGCTAGGTGGTGTAATGCTACCTAGTTTGACCACGAAGATGGCTAAGTTGGCATATAATTCTTGGTGTGAGAGAGGAGTATCAATGGCTAATCACGTTATGTCTGTAGCTAGAGTTCTTCTAAATTATGGCATAAATATGGAGCACTGTACTCAGAATCCGTTCAGTAATATCAAGAAAAGATTATCAACTAGTCGTAAAGTTGTGTGGTCTAAGAAAGATGTTATCAGGTTTCTTGATACCTGTTACTCAGACTTTAATACAAGAAGTATTGGTCTGATTGCACACATGGCATACGAATGGTGTCAAAGAATTGGCGATATGAGATTACTTGAGTGGTCTAACATAGATTTTGAGGAGAAAAAAATGTATTTGTTACAATCAAAACGTAGAGCAGAAGTATTTTTACCTATATCAGATGAACTATACGAGATGTTACGTCAGCAGAATGATGATTACGGGTTTCAAAAGTATGTAGCACCTCGCCCAAGAGCCTACAGAGGGTCTTACAAGCCTTATTCACTTACTAAGCTACCCTTACTAGCTAGAAAGGTTATGGACTCTGTAGGGCTATCTAAGGAGCTTAGATTGAGTGACTTACGTAGAACAGGTACAGTAGAAATGGTAGATGCAGGTGTATCTATGGGTAATATTATGTCAGTAACAGGACATGCTAACCCACAATCCGTTAAACCTTACATGAAAAATACGTTTGCTAGTGCTAATTTGGCATTAAATAAACGCAGGGGGTTGACAGAAAAAAATATCCATGGTACAAGCATTGTATATGCCGACAAGGAAGGGTAATATAATAATATGATTAATATATATACATATGTAAAACAATTAGATGTAGGGAATGGAGAGACTAAAAGATTAAATTGTCCTCTATGTAATTCTTATAAAACATTTTCTGTCACAAATAATATGGGTTCTCTTCTTTGGAATTGTTACAAAGCTAGTTGTAGTACAAAGGGCAGTTCTCGTGTTCATTTAAGTGCAGATGAGATACGTTCAATACAAAAGAAAGAAGAAAGGGTAAAAGAAGATACATTCACTATGCCTGATTTCATTGTGCCTCACAGATACAGAAAAGAAGTTATGAATTTTTGTGAGCTATGGGAGTTGGATATAGATGAAGTTGAAATGTACTATGATGTTAAAGAAAGCAGAATAGTATTTCCCATCAAAAAAGATGGAGTAATTGTTGATGCTACAGGTAGGTCAATCTATAATAAATTACCTAAGTGGAAAAGATATGGTAATTCAGACTTGCCTTTTACTCATGGTAGTGGTAGTATCGCAATCGTAGTAGAGGATTGTGTTAGTGCAGTCTCTGTTGGTAATGATGTATATGTTGGGTTAGCTGTGTTAGGTACGTCATTATTAGATTCCCATAAGAGATTTCTATCACAGTTCTCTACTGCCGTAATAGCCTTAGACCCTGATGCATTGCCAAAAACACTAGCCTTTGCAAAAGAGTTACGAGGATATGTCAAGGACATTAAGATACTTAGATTGACAGATGATTTAAAATATCGTAAGCCTAATGACATGCAAAACTTAATGAGTTTAACCCAAAAGGAGACACAGGAATGGAATTAGCATTAGTAAGAAGTCTTATGGATAAGTCTTTCTATGATGACCATAGAGGGGCAAGATGTCCTGACAGATTGTTTAGTAAAGATACTAGAAAAATAAAACAAGCTATTGATACTGCAATGAGTAGGTATGAACGTAATGTCACACCTGATGAAATAGAAGCTTTGTTTATGTCAAGTAATCCAACGATGACTACAGCACAGAAGCAAGCTTACAGTTCTTTGTTCAGAAAAATTAAGAACGAGCAACCTATGGGTGCAGATGTAGCACAAGAAGTATTGTCAAAGTTATTTCAACAAGTTGTTGGCGAAGATATTGCTAACATTGGATTTGATTATGTGAATGGTTCTCATTCAAGCTTAGAACCTATACGTAATATACTTGAAATGTATGGAGATGATTTTACACCTAACCTTAACGTGGAGTGGGATGATATGGATATTGATACACTATTAGCAAAAAATGATTTAGAAGCTAGATGGACATTTAACGTGCCATCTTTAACAAGACAAGTTGAGGGCATTAATGCAGGACACTTAATTGAAGTAGGAGCAAGACCTAACACAGGTAAAACTTCTTTTCATGCAAGTTTGTTAGCAGGTCCTAATGGTTTAGCAAGACAAGGTGCTAGTTGCATTATCTTGTGTAATGAAGAAGGTAGTCACAGGGTTGGTGCAAGATACTTAACAGCATCAACAGGTATGACAATGAGAGAGATAAAAGCAAACCCTACAAAGGCTCGTGACTTGTATGAACCTATTAAGAAAAACATTAAGATAAAAGATGCGACAGGCAGAGACATGTCATGGGTTGAAAGTGTATGTAAATCTTATAAGCCTGACATTGTTATACTTGATATGGGCGATAAGTTTGCACGTACCGCAGGTTTCGCTAGAGCAGATGAAGCCTTAAAAGCTAATGCTATACATGCTCGTATGATTGCTAAAGAGCATCAATGTGCAGTCTTTTATATGTCACAACTATCTGCTGATGCAGAGGGTAAGGTGCTACTGAATCAAAGTATGATGGAAGGTTCACGTACAGGTAAAGCTGCTGAAGCTGACTTAATGATTTTGATAGCTAAGAATCCACCAAGACAAGATTCTGAAGAAGAAGATTTACAAAGACATTTGAATGTGGTAAAAAATAAACTTACAGGATGGCATGGTGTCGTTCATTGTAATTTAAATTACCAAGTAGGAAGGTATGAAGTGTGACTTATATACCAATTTATAAGAGGAAAATAAAATATCTTAACAAAAAAGATGCTGAGAGATTAAATCTTCCTCTTAAAACAAATGATATAAGAGATGATGGATATGTCTTCCAGTATTATTACACAAGGGGTGATGCTATATACGAAATGTGGCACTCTCCACAAACTATGAAAAATACATCTATTCGCAAAAGTAAAGATAAAAGAGAACATAGTAAAAAAACTAGAAATTTTATTAAAAGGGTAAAACTATATCTTGGTTGTAATATTTGTGGGTATAAAAAATGTAGTGATGCTTTACATTTTGACCACATTGATGTAAATAATAAATTTAGAGAAATCAGCAAGATGGGTGTGTATAGTTTTAAAAGTATAAAAGAAGAAATGAGAAAGTGTAGAGTGTTATGTGCTAATTGTCATGCCGAGCATACACAAGTTCAAAGAGAAGAAGGATTATTTAATAATGAAATTAACAATTGATGTAGAAAATACTGTTACTCATCGTGATGGTAAAATGCATCTTGACCCATTTGAATCTACAAACAAACTTGTCATGGTTGGTTGCTTAACAGATACAGGTAAAGAGTATTTGTTTCGTGATAACTTTGATGGTGTACAAGAGTTGTTAGATGAAGCCACAATTCTTATAGGTCATAATATTGTTCACGACCTTATGTGGTTGTGGGAGTGTGGCTTTAAATACGAAGGTTCAGTATTTGATACAATGTTAGGCGAATATGTCTTGCAACGTGGTCAGAAACAACCATTGTCTTTAGAAGCATGTGCTGAGAGATATGAACTAGAAACTCAGAAACAAGATACTCTGAAAGAGTATTTCAAAAAGGGTGTAGGTGTTGACGAGATACCACATGAAGAGTTATCAAGTTATTTGTCTGCAGACTTACATGCGACACAACAACTATCTGACAGGATATATAGAAAACTAAATACTGTTGAGTATGCATCTTTGATGGATACAGTTATCTTAACAAACAAAGTTGCAGTTACTTTGGGTAGAATATATCAGAGAGGATTCAAGGTTGATGTTTCTAAGCTTGATGAAGTTAGAGTTGAGTTTGAAAAAGAAAAGCAACAGATTGAGGGAAGGCTAAATGAACAGGTAAAGTATCTAATGGGTGATACACCTATTAATTTAAATAGTCCTGAACAGATGTCTTGGGTTATCTATAGTAGAAAACCTATAGACAAAGCAATGTGGGCAAACAACTTCACACCATATATGGATGTGCAAGAGTATAAAGACAAAGTAAAAGAGTACTCTGATACATTGTACAAAACACAGGCAGTAAAATGTTATGAGTGCAAGGGAGAAGGTTACATAAGAAAGGTAAAGAAAGATGGTAGTTTATACTCTAAGCCAAACAGGTGTAATAATTGTAATACTTATGGCTACTTATTTAATGCTACGAAACATGTAGCAGGGCTAAAGTTCTCAGCACCCAATGCTAAGTGGATTAGTGCTAATGGTTTTACAACTAATAAAGCATATTTAGATATATTACGTAATGTAGCTAAGAAGAATAATTTAACTGATGCTGTAAACTTTCTAACTGACTTACAAAGATTGTCTGCATTGGATACTTATTTATCATCTTTTGTTGAAGGCATCAGTACACATGTGAAATCAGATGGCAGGTTGCACGTTAGATTGCTTCAGCACAGAACTTCAACAGGTAGGTTTAGTGGTGCTGACCCTAACATGCAAAACATGCCTAGAGGTGGTACATTTCCTGTGAAGAAAGTATTTGTATCACGTTGGGAAGGTGGAAAGATATTGGAAGCTGACTTTGCACAGTTAGAGTTCAGAACAGCTGCCTACTTATCACAAGACAAAATAGCAATGAAGGAGATTAACGATGGTTTTGACGTACATTCATACACTGCTTCTGTCATTACGGAATCAGGTCAGAAGACTTCTAGGCAAGAAGCCAAAGCCCATACCTTTGCCCCTCTATATGGAGCAACAGGATTTGGGAGAACGAATGCTGAAGCAAAATATTATGAACAGTTCACACAAAAATACAAGGGAGTTGCATCATGGCATTCCCGATTGGCTAAAGAAGCTTTAGAAACACGTATGATAACAACCCCATCAGGTAGGCAGTTTTTATTTCCTGATGTTGAGAGAAGAATGAATGGAACTGTTTCACATTTTACACAAATAAAAAATTACCCTGTACAAAGCTTTGCGACTGCAGATGTAGTGCCATTAGTTTTAATAGAAATAGATAAAGCACTTGACAGGTATAATTCTTGTGTGGTAAATACTGTACATGACTCTATAGTAATAGATATTCATCCACATGAGACAGAAGACGTATTGAATATCATTCGCAATATGAATAGGACATTGAATAACTTGATAAATATAACATTTAAAATTGATTTCAACGTACCTCTTTTATTAGAAGCGAAGATAGGAGATAATTGGCTTGACACAAAAGACGTGTCGTGATATAACTAGGATTCTTTTGAAAGGAGAAAATATACAAATGAATGAAATAACAACTATTAATACAGATAATTACGCAACTATGGCGAAAGCTATGGGTTTGCCTACTGCATCTGTTGACAAGAAGACCAATGTACTAAATAGGTTTAGACTTTGGCATCAAGCTACTATGGGCACAGATACAAACAGTCAAGGTAAAAAGATAATTACTGAAGTTGTTGAGGGTGGTTCATATAGGCTAGAAGAAGTAGGGAGTCCTTCAACTTTTTACTTTTCCAAGAAGGTTAAATTCAGACCCTTTATGCAAAGATTCATGTATAAAAAATATGTTGCCTACAAGAACCCTAAAGAGGGAGAAAAGAAAGGCTATTATATAAACTCTGTTTTATCTGACAATCTAAATATAGATTTAAAAGATGATGCAGGAACATTTAACTGTGGTAAACCTGCAGGGTTCGTAGAAGATTTTCAGTCTTTGCCTGACTCTGTAAAGCAATCCATACGAGATGTAAAAAGATTTAGAGTTCTTTTTGGTACAGTAACATTATTGCAACCTATAAAAGCTTCTGATGGAAATGAAGTAGAGAAAGAGTTAGCAAGCTTTCCTGTTATTTGGGAAGTTAGCAATAACACAGACTACAAAGCTTTAGGTAATGTATTTAGTAAATTTGCCCAAATGGAAAGGCTACCCTTACAACATAATATAGATTTAGGCGAACCTGCTCCACATAAAGGTAATAATGGTAGTACATTCTATACTTCTAGTGTAGGTTTGGATTTAACAAATAAGTTAGATATATCCGAAAATGACCATAAGTTATTTGGAGATTTTATGGATTGGATTAAGGTTCATAATGATACTATAAATACTAAATGGAGTGAAGCAGTAGACGAAAGACAAAATGAAATATCAGAAGATGATATGAAAACTGTTGATAGCTTCATAGACGTGGATATGGAATCACAAAATGCCTAATCCTACTCACCCTGCAGAACTGTTAGTGCATCAGTATATGTCTGATGCATTAAATGGTAAAACAATAATGCCTGACTCTGTAATAGAACAGGTAGGCAAAGATGTAATGGATGCACTAAAAAAGCAGTTCGGCAGTGAGGATAGCCGTAAAGACTTTAGGTTACGTATGTCAAACTTAGGTAGACCTACTTGTCAATTGTGGTTTGAGAAAAATAAACCTGAGCTTGCTTCAGGTAAGCCTAACAACTTTATGATGAATATGATGTTAGGTGATATTGTTGAAGCAGTATTTAAGGGTTTACTCAAAGCATCAGGAGTTAAATATGAAGAACCTGAAAATGTAGAATTAGAAGTTGATGATATAAAAATAAATGGTACTTATGATTTAGTTGTTGATGGTGCAGTTGACGATATAAAGTCTGCTTCAAGTTGGTCTTACGATAATAAGTTTGAATCTTTTGAAACCTTGAGTGAAGGCGATGCCTTTGGTTACATAGCACAGCTAGTTGGATACGCAGAAGCATCTAAAAAAGAAGTAGGTGGTTGGTGGGTAGTCAACAAAGCTAATGGTAAGTTTAAGTATGTATCAGCTAAAAATGTAGACAAGCCAAAAGAGATGAACAAAATAAAAGCTACAGTTCAAAAAGTTAAAGAAAATAACTTTGAACGATGCTTTGAACCTGTAGAGGAAACATTTAGGGGTAAAGCTACAGGCAATAAAGTCTTAGGAATTAATTGTAGTTTCTGTGACTATAAACATTCTTGTTGGGAAAACTTACAAGAATTACCATCAGTAATGTCTAAGGCACAGTTCCCTAAAGTTGTGTCCTATGTTGAACTAAGAAAGGAGTACGTAAATGAGCAAGTCACTTGACGAACTAAAAGCCAATATAGAAGAAATGGAAAAGCAACTAGCTGAAGCTAAAAAAGAATATCGTGAAATGCGTACAGCAGGTTTGCGAGATGCTATAGAAGCTAGGAAAGCAGCCGATGAAGCAGTAAAAGAAGAGCTAAAGAACTTAGGTTATTCTAATACTTATTCATATAGTAATCCATTTATTTCTTGGCGAAACTTCTAGGTGTCTCCTCATAAAATAAGAAGAGATGCTATAAAGCATGGGTATAGGAGTGGCTTAGAGCATAAGTTATCTATCTATCTTGATGAATTAAAACATAAATATCTTTATGAAAAGATTAAGATAGAATGGGAAGATTTATCATACCGCACCTATACCCCTGACTTTGTGTTGAACAATGGTATCATTATAGAAACAAAAGGTAGGTTTCTAGCACTTGATAGACGAAAACATCTAGCCATTAAAAAGCAACATCCAAAGTTAGATATAAGATTTGTATTTACAAATAGTAGAAGTAAACTAAGAAAAGGTGCTAAATCTACATATGCAGATTGGTGTATTAAATATGGTTTTAGGTATTATGATAGGATTATTCCTGAAGATTGGTTAAAAGAAAAAGGTAAAAATAAACATCCTAAGTTTATAAAATTTATGGGTAATAAAGTAAGGAGAAAATAATGGAAGCAGATAATAAAGGCAACAGATTTTTTATAGAAGTAATACCAGATGTTACAAAGGATGGTCAATTTACAGGCATGTTTAATTTACAAATATGTGCTACTCCTATTAATATATCCGAAGATGGCTTTGACAGAGTAGAGCACATATGCCAATTAGGATGTGCGGCATTGTCTTTGATGCAGGAAGATGAAGAATTTAAAAATACAGTATACGATTTTATGATGTCACCACAAATAAGTGACAATGATAATCAAATTATAAAACCAACAATAAAAGATGTTACAGAAAATGTAATAACTTTAGACTTTAATAAGGAAACAAAGCATTGACTTATGTTAATAAAAAGAGTACAAAAGATATGAGACACTTAGAATACATGGCTTACCAATCAGAAAAGGAGAAAAAAATGGAAAAGCAAGACATGGTTAATAGTCCTGCCCATTATAACAAAGCAGGTATTGAAACTATAGATGCATTAGAAGCAATGCTTACGAATGGGTTTGATTATTATTTACAAGGAAACATAGTCAAGTACTTATGGAGATACAGATACAAGAATGGTGTAGAAGACCTCAAGAAAGCACAGTGGTATCTGAATAAACTTATTGAGGTCTATGATGGTAAAAGTTAATATGATGATATCAATGAAGGTAGACCCTGAAGAATATCCCATACCTTCAGACGGAAGATTAGATGAAGAAATAGAGGATTATATAACAGATTTAATCCATGAGATAGACGGAATAAAAATAACGAATATGAGAATTACAATGGAGAACAAAGATTATGATTAACAATTATTTACCAACAGATTACCAAAACTTTATAGCACTCTCTCGCTATGCAAGATGGAAGGAAGACGAACAGAGAAGAGAGAATTGGGGTGAGACTGTAGACAGATACTTTGGTTATATGAGTAAGCATCTCAAAGATAACTACAACTATACTTTAACTAAAGCACTGCA